TGGCATTCAGTATCGGCAGGTGTCTCCGGAAGAGGCTGCGCGTCTTGTTAAGAAGGACATGGCTCAAATTTGCCCAGTGGGCGGCACTGAAATGAAGTTCCGTAAGCAGTTCACAGGCTACCAAACTCGCGAAGTGCGAGCAGAATTTAGACCAGCTCCTATAAAAGAGCCTGAAGCTAAACCAGTAATGAAACCTGAACCTGAAAAAGAGGTTGTTGACTGGAAAGACTATCGCACGGCAGCCGCGAAAGTCTTAGATAAACCTGTTAATAAGACAACGAAAGCCCAAACGTTGGAATATATGGAGCAGAACCTTGGAACTGAAGACTAAACAAACAGGTCTTTCATTAGGTGCTAGAGTTAGACAAGCAATTGGTGTTAAACTCGGTATCAGAGAAAAGTCTATAACAGGTGGGTATGATACTTCTGCTGGATTTATTCCCAGCAGTTGGAATTGGAATTGGTGGCAAGAAGGTAAAAACCCAATGAATAATACTTCATCTGTAACGGCTCAAGCCTGTACAGATGCATATGCCCATACGATAGCAACTTTAAAGGGCTATCATTATAAACTAGATGAAGATAAAACAAAAACACCTGTAGAAACTTCAGCATTATCTAGAATATTGCACCGGCCTAACAGCTATCAAACAAGCTCAGATTTTATACTGAATTTAGTTAAGTCTGTATTGCTGAAAGGCAATGGTTATGTTTATGGATTGCGGAATGATCGTAATGAAATTGAAAGTGTTCATTTAATGCATCCAGATGGAACGCTTCCTTATATAGATTCTGGAACCCAAAGTATATTCTATGCCTTGGGTGAGAATCCATTATTAGGAAAAGTTGAAGCTCTTGTTCCTCAACGTGATATAATGCATATACGATTATATTGCCCTAGACACCCACTTGTAGGCGTTAGCTCTATTGAATATGCTGCATTGTCTATTGCTGCAAATGCGGCTATATCTTCTCATGAGGCCAATTTCTTTAATAACATGAGTCGCCCATCTGGTGTATTGTCTACAGATTTAAAACTTAATAAAGAGCAAATGGCTCAGTTGCGTGAAGCTTGGGAAAGCCAAGCTAAGAATATGGATAGTGGCGGCATCCCTATTTTGTCATCAGGTATTAAGTGGGAACCAATGGCTTTGAGTTCCATTGATGCTCAGATTGTTGATGCTTTTAATATGACTGTCAATGATATCGCTAGAGCCTTTAGAGTTCCACTTCCAATTATTCAATTACATAATGAGGCTTCTACATATAATAATGTAGAACAGCTTTATGCCCAATGGCTATCTGGTGGGTTGGGTTTTCTTATTGAACATATTGAACAAAATTATAGTTATTTCTTTGGTCTTAAAAGAAATGAAGGTACAGAACTTGATACAGAAACTTTATTACGCACAGATTTTAAAGGCAAAGTAGACGGTTATAGCAAAGGTATTCAAGGTGGTTTATTTACACCGAATGAAGGGCGTAAGAAGTTTAATGGTTTGAAACCACTTCCAAATGGTGATGTGGCTTATATGCAGCAACAAATGGTTCCATTAGGTTGGACACCAGAACCTGCACCCGCAGCAGAACCCTTACCTGAACCAGAACCTATAATGGATGAAGAAACTGAATTGGCTGTTGTAGAGCAATTATTAACAAAGGCGATTATGTAATGATTGATAAAATTACCATTCAGGCAATTGGGAATGTTGTAAAGATTCAACTGGATGAAATTAAAGATAGTTTTTCATTATTAAAACAAGAAATGGCAACTATCATTGATGAGAGGACGGGTCTTTTAACCAACACTATTGAAAATGATAAGTCCTCAATGCTTAGTTTGGTAGAACGTAAGATTGATGAGCTAGACCTTGTTATTGTTTCTTGGCATGAAAAGATAGAAAATATAAAAGATGGGAAAGATGGCAAGGACGGTTTACATGGTGAACAGGGTTTAAAAGGGGACATAGGGGAAACAGGATCCCAAGGTTTAAAAGGGGATAATGGTGTAGACGGTAAAACGGGCAAGCCTGGATTACAGGGTGATCAAGGTTTACAGGGTCTACAGGGTGAAAAAGGGGAGCAAGGTGAAGAAGGTCATCTTGGCGCGGCAGGATATGATGGTAAAGACGGTGAGGATGGTCAACGTGGGGCAGTTGGTGATACAGGTAAAGATGGTGAAAGAGGGGAAGTCGGAGAACAAGGCGCACAGGGATCACAAGGCGAGCAGGGCAAGGACGGTATACAGGGCGAGCAGGGTACGCAAGGCGAGCAGGGTATTCATGGTATAGTAGGCGATCAGGGCGAGACAGGGCTTCAGGGCGAAACGGGTCTCGATGGGCTTGATCTTCCCGTTTTAGATATTAAGTGGCCAGACTATGATGATAATTTAAAGCGGGGAGATTTAGTTCATTATCGTGGCGGTGTCGTTCAAGCTTTACGTAATACTAATGGAAACCCAGAAAAAGACCCAAATGGTTTTCGTACGGTATTAAATGGTATTCATAATTTTACACTTGTGGAACACTTAAATGAAAGAACATTAACCTATACGACATATTTTACTAATGGAACAGCTAATAGTAAAACATTCATCGGTCAGCCCTGTATAAGAATTCAAGGCGATGGTCGTAATGATCTTGAAGGTGACATTAAGTTTGTAGATTGTGATCGCCATGAGTATGATGGTAAAAAATGGATTGTATACAATCAGAAAGGAGACAATGGCAGCAGAGGCCGGAGAGGATTGAAGGGTGTACAAGGTCCCCAAGGAGAAGGCTTTTCACATTTTATTGAGGATGATTTTCTTATTATCAATAAACCAGATGGAACAATTGCAACACTTGACTTAAATGGGAGTACTGAATAATGACTATTGAAGTAGACGTGCTAGGACATCGATATGATAATGATGAGCCGGCATTTACAGAATTACGTGGTGGCTGGTATTGGCACTTAAAAACGAATCGATGTTATGAGAAGGTTTCATTTGATGCCTGGATGGCCTCCGAAACATTGTCCTTCGCCGTTGGCGAGTTGGGGATTCCTTCATTAGCATATATGCGAACGCACGAAACAATCTTGTGGTCGTTTGAGCCGCCTGAGAGTTCTGCGCCGTTGACCGCGACGGTTACGAAGGTGCCAAGTGCCACGCCAGATGATACTGGGGAGATTACGATTGCAGATGGTCCAGCTGATGCGTATACCAGTATTATTATCACGCAGCAGGATTCGACCAGTACCGTAGCTTCCAAACCTGAAACTATTGTTGACCCACGTAATGCAGAAACACCCACAGAGGTTGCCGTGTTAATCGCCGCGCATTTAGGCAATGATTCAAATTTCACTTCTGTTACTTCTGCTTTGGGTGTTATTACATTCACGCCGAGTTCTGGCGGTACAATTGACGTCTTATCAGTTGTAGTGAATTACGCACCTGTTGTTGGGCCATAAGGAATCAAAATGCTTCCAGTATCAGTAGAAACATTAAGAGTTCGTGTTGGGCTTGATTCATCAGATGCTTCTCGTGATGATGATATAAACTATGCCAGTGAATTATCATTATCATTAATGGGTAATTATTGTGATAGGCTATTTCCAGAAGAAGCCGATTATGAAGAAATATTTACTCATAAAAGAGGTATGAGCCTTTCGCTGATACGCTATCCTATTACAGTAGTTACTTCTATTATAGATAGTAATGGGACAGTTGTATCTGCTTATCATACTGCTGCAAAACGAGGTATTGTAAATCTTGATGCTTATGGTTGTTTTCACGAAGTTACAGTTATCTATACTGGTGGATACGTAGAAGGTGGTTTTCCTGCTGATTTATTGTCAGCATTTTATGGGATATTTGATCAAGAGTTTGCTGCCATAGGAACGTCTTCATCTTCAGCAGTTATATCTTCTGTAACTGTTCAGGATGTTGGAACTGTGCGCTTTGATACTGGTGGTGCAAATGATAGTTCTGGTGCGGCTTATTTACCAACATCAGCTGCTGCTATTCTTGATAACTACAAGAGATACAAATGTTAACACCTGAGCTAAGACAACAGATACAAAATGCTACTGAAAATGTTGTTGATACTCTTGGAGTTCCTACAATTTGGCGGCAGACTAAGGATCCACAAGCTACGAAGGAAATAGTTGCTGGATTTAAAAGTCCTTCTTGGGCTGATCAAGAAATAATTAATGCTTATGGAATAGGTTCAAAAATATTTACAATCAAGGTTGCTGATATTGCCATTGTAGAAAAGTTTGATAGGCTTACTGTGTTAGATGAAGAGTATACTATTGATGTTGTAATGCCTGTTCATTTAAATGGTGTGCATCTTTTCCATAAGGCAATTAGCAAAGGGAAATAATTAATGCTTACTACAAGATCTATTAGAAAGCTGTTGTTTAATTGTAGCCCATCTACAATTTTTAGGATGGTAATTGTCATTCGAATTTATTCTATCAAGAGTTTTTCCTTCTGGACGAACTCCCATATCATCGAGAAAATTTTGAAAAACTTTCCATCTATCACAAATGGTTATTCCTTTTTCACCATACCATTTGTAAGAAGCGTTAGAAGGGTACAAACATCTACTTCGCATAGAATCCCAACTGTTATAAGTAGGGCTTCTTTGTTTATTAGAAGTATGGCCATGTGTTTTATGATTATATGTTCTTGTGCATCCACAACTAAGACTATAACCATTTCGAAGTTTACTACTTCTAACAGGTTTTATTTTTCCACACACACATTTACAAATCCAATTGGAATGTTTATTAGGTTCTGCAGCACGGCCTATAACTTTCCAATTGCCAAATTGTTTTCCTTTAAGGTTTATTATGTTCATAAGCATATTATACCATATGTATTAGTAAAGGACAATGAGCTGTGAGTAGCAAATACGTTCGCGATTTAGTAGAAGAATGGTTAGGTGATGTGGCAATGGTTATTCCATATTATCCAACTATTAATGAGGAACAGAATCCTGATGATGATATGTGGTGTTCTGCAGAGTTTGGAAGTAATCTTCGTGATACTGTTACTTTTTGTGGTGGAACAGTAATCGAAGAGGGTGAGATAGTAGTTGATTACTTAGGTCAAGCAGGTAAAGGTGATGATGTGCTACTTACGGCATTGGAAGTAGATATGATTACTCTTATGGCAAAGCGTGATCCTGCTAATAAATTGGTGTTGACTCAACGTTCTGCACCTTTTGAATTTAGTGGTGGCTCTGCTGATAGATGGTATGGGTTATCTATTTACGTTGATTATCAATTTTATGAATAGGAGAATTTCTAATGGGTGCTAAGAGCACAAAAGATCTACAAGTTTGTATCACGAAAGGTGATGCGACACCGACAGTCGAGGTTCCAACAACGATTACAAGCGCAGCTCCTGCCGTTGTCACATTGGTCGGTGGTGCTGGTATTGATGGAGACATCGTTACTATTACTGGGACTGGTATGCCGAGTTTAGATGGCAAGTCATTTGTTATAGCATCGGCAACCGCGACTGAATATACTCTACTTGGGTCGGACACTAGTGGTGAAACATGGGGTTCACCTGTATCGCCTAGTATGGCTTTGTATCAAGATGCTGATATAGAATGTTTGTGTCTTTCCAGTTTGGTATTGAATGTTGATGAGCCATCTACAATTAGTGTTGCAACTTTCTGTGATCCAACAGCTACGATTGCAAGTGCTGTTCTTGCGGCAGGCACAATTTCTTTTGCAGGTTTTGTGAACATTCTTGATAGTGATTATCAGGAACTTCTTGACGCAGCGGCAGATGGTATTGAACGTGTTATGCGTATCATGTTGCCGGATAATGGTTATCTTGTTGCACCAATGACTTTCTCACAGGTTACGTGGGATCTTCCACTTGATGGTGCTGTAGGATATACAGGTACAGCCGTGTTGTCAACAGCAATGATTCACCAGTTTTAAATGGTCAATGGTCGGGTCTTCCAAGTTTATGGGTTCTCACGTTCCCAACCGACCACTTTCTTAATAAACGTGAGGATAACGTGAGGAACGTGAAATGAGTTTAAAAAGTAAGAAAGTTACATTTAATGATGTTGAATACGAAGTTCGTGAGATTACGATTGGTCAAGTTTTGCCAATTCTTCCACGCCTTGAAGATGAGACAAAAGCCCAAGAAGCTCAGCTGGATATAATGCGCCTGTGTATTGCAAAAGATGGTGAACCTATGGGTGATGAAGTAACTAATCTTGGCCTTTTTTCTTATCTTAAATTAGCCGAAGAAGTTATGGAAATTAACGGGTTGAAAGAGGTGGGAAAAGACTAGACCCCTACCAAGTAACTCTTCATGCTGTAGGGGAGGTACTTCATAAAACAATAGAGGAGATAGAAACAATGAGTACTTCTGAATATCTAAATTGGATAAGATATTTTGAAGGAAAAGAAGCTGATCGTAAGCAAGGCGAAGAAGTATCCAAAGGTAATATCATGGCTATGGATAGTAAGCAAGTAATAGGAGCATTGACTGGTGGTAGTTAAAACATCATTAGCTAGTGCTCCTATTGTTATTGCTAAACGAAAAGTTATTAATGTTCGTATTCGTGGCGAATTTGCTGGTGGGTCAGATGAAAGGTTGGTTGGTAAAAAAGAAACTCTAACTGTTGATATGCAAACACAAGGGTTTTCTGATATTCGCTATATGATAAGACGTATTACTATCGAGGAAACTGATAATCAAATTAGACTTAAAAACCCACCATCACGCATTGCTGTAGATAATAGAGAGGGGAAACAGTTAGCCTTAGTTGAACGTAGAACTGAGGTTACTTATGGTAATTTTCTTGATGTGCAGATGCTTAAGTTTGTGGAACGTAGCTTAATGTCCGCTATTAAATCTTTAGGTGTTAGTTCCTCTGATAGGGCTTTAGGAAATCTTGCAGCATGGGAATGGCGTTATGTGGCTGATCCAAGTAAAAATAAAGTTGGTGTCAAACTTCGTAATAAAAAGAGTTTAAAAGCCTTAAGAGTTGGATCATATTTAGTTCTTAAACCTAAATCTATAATGGTTGGTGTTGCGAATATGAAGGCCGCTAGAAAAGATGCTGGTTGGCCGAAACACAAATGGGTTTATGGCACAGGAAGCAGTGGTGGAAAAGGTTTCATGGCTAAGTCAATAGATACCATGAAGCGAAGTAATTTACTTAAGAATTATACAATTCATGTATCTTTCACTAAACGGTTTCGTGTTAGAGGTGAAACATATAGAGAAACAAGTTCTTTTGGTGCAGTGACTCCTGTTATAGTTGTTCGTACTAAACGAAATAGACGGTATAAAAGGATAAAATAATGCCAGCTCAAGCTCAAGAAAGATTATATAGATTAGTAGTTGATGCCACCCAAGCTAATCGCCAGTTAAGAAAGATAACAAAATCTACTCAAAGCATTGAACAAGGTTTTAGTAAGATGCGAAGAGCAGCTTCTCAAGCAGTCGCGGCCTTTGCAGCATTTCGTGCAATAGGTGAGTTAGTCAAAGCTTCAGATAAGATAAACTTACTAGAAGGTTCTTTTGAAGCGCTCACAGGTAGTGCGCTTCGTGCTAGTGATATGTTACAGAGAGTGTATGATACTGTAACAACTACTGGTGCTTCCCTTAATGATGTAGCCACAACATATCAACGTCTTACAGTTGGTCTTGAGGAGCTGGGTTCAAGTAACGAAGAAATTCAAACTGTAGCAGATACCTTTATTAAGCTAGGTCGTGTAAGCGGAACTAGCATGAATGATACCAACGCTGCTCTGGTACAATTTTCGCAGGGGTTAGCTAGTGGCAAGTTACAGGGTGATGAGCTTAGAAGTATCATGGAGCGATTACCTTTAATAACGAAGCTTATACAAACAGAATGGAACCGCGTTAATGAGGGAGTATCAATTACTCGTGGTGAGGTCAAGCAACTAGGTCGTGAAGGTTTATTGACTGCTAAATTAATAAGTGATGCACTTTTAAATGGGGCCGAAGAAGTTGCTAGACAATTTGCAGGTCTTACATTTACACTTGAACAAGAATTAAATATACTTATAGCCTCTGCAATTAAAGGAATGGCTGAGCTAGCCGAAGTTACAGGGATAGATGTAGCTGTAAAAGAGTCTATTAGAAGTTTATCATTAGGTATTCAAGTGCTAACAAAAGATGTTTCCAATTTTATTAAAGGTATGAAGGCACTAGAAGAAGCGACAGGGGTATTTTCAATTGCAATTCTAGCGGCTGGCGCAGCAGTTGCGGCATTCACACCACTTGTATCTGGTGCAATTACAGCGGTTCTTGCATTTGGAGTAGCTTTGAATGCGGCTATAATACTTAATCCAGTAGGTTTAGCTATCGCACTTATAATTGCTGCTTTCGCAGCACTTGCCTATGCGATAGGTGAGAACCTTGTTTTCTTTACATTAGATGTTCCTAGGGCTTTTTATAAAATGAAGGCCGGAATACTTGATGCATTAGGATTTGAAGAGGCTGCAAAGAGGGCATTTAAAGAGTCTGAAAGATATGCTAAAGATTTGAAAATAGCACTTGATGCTTTAGCTGAGGGTAAGGACTGGGAGAAAGTATTAGAGCTAAGTAGAGATTTAGAAAACTTAGAAGGTGTTTTGGATGAACTTGCTGTTACTGCCAAGAAGATAGAAACACCTAAATGGGATAAATGGGTAAAAGAGCTAAAGAAATATGGGGATGGTATTACTGAAGTTATGGACCCGACCGTAGCTTTCAATAGGGCAATGGCTAAATTGGATACAGGTTTTAGAGCTGGCGTTATTGGAATGAAAGAGTATTGGTTTGAATTAGATAGGCTAGAGAAAATTTTAAGTGATAGCAAAATTAAAAAGGGAATGGAAGGGCTTGCTCTTATTGATCTTAGTGAAATACCTAATAGAACAAAAGTTGTTGATGACTATTCTGAATCCTTGGATGGTATTGCGGATAGTATGAAAAATTTATTTGATCCTTTGCGCGAAGCTAATGCAGAATTATTCCTTATGGATGAAGCACTTAGGCTTGAGAAAGTTACATTTCAAGAATGGAAAAAGGCGACTGATGAACTGAAAGCTAGTATGGAGTTTGACCAAGCAGCGACAGATTTGGATGTTTTAACTAATGAATTAATAAATAGTCTTGATGTAACTACTGATTTAGAGAAGCAGTTTAGAGCATTAGATATTGCTGTTGAAGAAGGGCTTGACCCTGCTTTAGTAGAAGCATTTAAAAATAAAATGCTTGATGCAAATGAGGCTACTAAGAAAACAACTAATTTAATGGCTGATCTTTCTCAGGCCGGAAACCACTTTGTTGAGGGATTTGCTACAGGATTTGCAGATGCCTTAGTAGATGGTTCAAAAAGTTTTAGTGATTTTGCAACGAGTATTCTAGAAGACCTAGCCAGTATGATTATAAGAGCTGTCATCTTTAATGCTATAATATCTGGATTAAGCGGTACATCATTTGGTAATTTTCTTGGAGTTGGAACCGCAAGTTCAGGGGGTGGTATCAATACTTCAGGTGCTGGAATACTTGCGACAGGTGAAGAAGGTGGTGCTGTTGGAGTAATTCGACCACCGACTTATGGGTTTGGAACTTTAGCTGGTTCTAGTAGTGGTGGTTATGGTAACATTACAGTTAACAATTATGCTCAAGCAGACGTTCAAATAGAGCAGAATAAAACTAATGGTATGGTCAATTTGGATATTTTAATTGAAAATAAAGTTAATAAATCTATTGCTCAGGGTGGACTTGATAAGGTTATGAGAAGTAGCTATGGACTTGGTAGGAGAGCATACTAATGGTTGATATCGTAGCAAGACCTTCAGAATTACATGGATGTTGGAAAACATGGAATGAAGACCCTGTTGATGTTATTTTAAGAACTGACATGGATTCTGGCGCATTGCATACTCGGCGTAGATTTACGGGAAGAAGTCGGGTAGTTCAGGCTAGTGTGGTTATTGGTGCTGAGCTGTATAATGCATTTATGGATTGGTTTAATGTAGATCAACAACAGGGTGCAGCAGCGACTTATGTTGTAAATCCACAGGGTGTTGAAGAAGTATTTCAATGGACTGCCCCACCTAAAATATCTTGGCCAGACCCAAAAGCTTTTCAAGCTACCGTGATAATGTATCAAGGAGCTTGGTTCTGATGCCTGAGATTGCAACAGTTGTCAATAATATAAATATTGATGAAGTTTTTCTATGGTTGATTACCTTTACAGATTATCAAAACAATGATGAACTTTATGCTGTTAATAATCTTGAAGATATAACAAGTAACGGTCAATTATTTACAGCTTTTCCATTTCAACTAACCTTACCACCAGACGATGGCCAAAAGCCTCAATCACTTACTTTAGATTTTCCAAATGTTGGAAGAGAACTGATGCAGCTTGTTCGGGAATATGAAGCTGGCAAGCCTCCTAAGGTTAAGCTTGATTTAGTCCTTGCCAGTGATCCCAATGTTATTGAAAAAACTATTGATTTTATGGAAGTTGGCGCGGTTGAATATAATGTTTTAGATATTAAATTTACTTTAATCTCTTCCAGCATTTTTGCGCGTAAAACTTGCATTGGAACTTACAATCAAGCTGAATTTCCAGGTTTGTTCTGGGCATTGAGATGAAATTAAATGCCTTTATTGGTTTGCCATATTCACCTAAAGGTCGATCACGTCAGGGTGTTGATTGTTGGGGTTTAGTGCGATTGTTTTATTTAGAAATATTTAAAATAGATTTGCCTTCTTATTTAATGGAATATTCATCATCAGAGAATCGCTCTTCTGTTGCTGATGCAGTAAGAAATAACCTACCTGATTGGACACAAGTTGATACCATTAAGTTTGGTGATTTATTAGTTTTCAATATTTTAGGGTTTCCATGCCATACTGGTGTTTCGCTTAATGGTAATGATTTTTTACATTCATTTATGAATACTAACAGTTGTATTGAACGTCTTAATTCTATCACATGGTCAAGGCGTCTACATGGAATTTACAGATGGCAAAAGATTTAATAGTACCCAATCAACCTGAAGTTTATAGGTGTAGCTATCAAGCAGGAACATCTATACTTGATGTTATTCATGCCGCAGAAATGCCTATAGCAATCTGGGATAATGTTGTTGTCGTATTAAACGGTGTTGAAGTTTTACAAAAGGAATGGGAATTTACCCATACCCAGGAAGATGATTCAATCGCTATTTTTGTTCGTCCAATGGGCGGCGATAGTGGAAAGACGATTCTCAGGCTGGTGGCTGTAATTGCGATTGCAGCATTTGCCCAATGGGTTGCTCCAGCAATCGGATTTATACAAGGCGGAGTTCTTGCCTCTCAAGTTGGTCAGGCTTTTGTTATTGCCGGTATTACGATCGTTGGAACATTGGCAATCAATGCTTTAATTCCTCCGCCTTCAATGGATATTTCTAATCCCACAACTAGCAGTGTGGGTAATAGTTATTATCTAACTGGTCAAACTAATCGCGCAAGGTTTTACGAACTTGTTCCAATTGTTTATGGTTTTCATAAAATGGTTGGTAATCTTGCAACTAGTGTTGATATTTTAAACGCTGGAGCAAGTTCAATATTTTCTGCTTGTTATGATTTTGGTTTGGGCGGCCTCACACTATCAAATTTTAAAGCAGGCGATACTAACTTAGATGTGTTAAATGCTAAGACTGGTGTTTATGAGAGATTTCCAAAATTCATAGATTCTAATAATCCTGAAGTAGGTTTGCAACCTGTTCCATTAAGCCTTGTTACATTTCCTACTAAGTTCACTGACCTCAATATTGGCTTTAACAAGAAGTATAGTGGTAGTTTAGATGAAAGTTGGGTTCGCGCGGCAACTAGTGAAGCTGGAGGGGCCACCCCTCCTCTTGGCGGCTGGAGTACTAGTGCCTCGCAATCGTGGCTTAAAATTAATTGGACACCAACGTCTATAAGTTCAAGTAGAAAGGAAAGTCTTCGCCTTCCAATAGGGTCGTCGCTTATTTTTACTCAGGATAGCGATCCTTTACGCAGCGATACTTATGAAATTCTTGGAGTTTTTGATGAGCAGTCGGGTTATACCCAGTATGCTGTTAGTCATATAGATACAACTGGAGGTGGGGTTGTAATTGGTGAATCAGCTTTTCTTGAAAGTATTCAACCTGGAGCTGAAGGAGAGGCCACAACTGCCCCCGATTCTAAAGAAGCGGTTATTGAACTAGCCTATCCAAATGGAATGGTTAGTTATACAGATGATGGGCGGGAGTTAGGTCGTTCTATTAATTACAAGCTGTGGTATCGCAAATCTATGCCTTCTGGTCAAGAGTTAGAATGGCGAATTCCTGAAGCTGGTATACAGGGTTATGATGGGGATCATATTTATTTTAAGTCAGAAAATATTCTTAGTGACCCAGAAGTTCCACTTTCTGAATTGACTGTGTGGCAAATGAATTTGGTAGATTGGGTAACAGCCCAACCGTATGAGGGTGATTGGATAACTGGTGACCCTGTGATAAGACCTGTTGTTGCGGTTCAATTTTCTTCAAAGGTTAGCTTATCACCCACTGGACCAGTTGCTTTTAGATTTTTATTAAACAATGACCTTGATCCTAAATTAGTTTATGATTCTGCAACACTGGATATTAGAAACCCCCCCTATAACCCTTCGGGCTTTCCTGTAGATGCCAATGGGGTTATGACCATTGATTATAATGAAGCTGAGAATATATTTGTTTATGGTGTGGAGCCTGAATTTGTAGCAGGGTATGGAGGTGTAGAAGGAAAGCAACGCTGGAGTCTTGAGGTTATTCACGAGAACCTATTAGATTTCCAGGATGAACCATTTGCCAGTGGTTTTTCACGTAGCGTTGATGTTTGGAATGTTAAC